CGCACCACGCGGTCGGCGATCAGCTGCGCGCCGTCGGCCGGATCGATCAAGGGATATGCGCCGCGAACCCATGCGCCGAACACAGCCGCAACACTTTGTCCGACATTGACGTAGCAGGTCCGGACGCGCTTAAAGCGCTTGTCAACGGTTTCGACCATGCGCGCGCGGTGCATACAATCACCGCAGATCGATGAATCCTCGCCCGTGCGGATCGCGTCAACGGGATGCGCATCGGCGCGAAGAATATAGGTTTGCACCATGTTGCCAGTCTTACGGTTGTCAGACTCCAGCACGGCAATACCGATAATCGGCGCGTCGTCGATCATTGACGGGCCATCATAAAAAACGAATCCGGGCATGTCAGTCTCCAAGGGTTAACGGGTGAGGGTTGCAAGCGCGCGCAACGCGGAATCTTTGGTGGCATACCGACTCAGCACGGCATACCCGATGCCGGCGCGGCGCACTAGCGCCCATTGACGGCGCAGGCGGATAACGTCGCGATAGTTGCCCGCTGGGCGAGTCGGTTCGAATTTGATCGCGTGTTGCATAGTGTCAGTCTCCGAGGGTTGAAAGCGCGCCCGAAGGCGCGCGGGTTAGTTAAACAATCCAGTCAGGCGAGCGGGTGAGCCCATGCGCAGCTGCGATCGCGGCAATCTCGCGTTGTTGCGCGGCGCGCATGGCGGAACGATGGAGCGCGGACAGCACGCGCGCGGCATAGTCGGCGCCGAGCGCGGGCAGGCGCGCGAGCGTGGTGGTGACGGTTGATTGTTGGTGCTTGGTCATGTCGTCGGCTTTTGGGTTGTTGGCGCGCCCGAAGGCGCGCGGGTTGATGATCAGGCTGCGACAGCATCCGCAGCGCCGCGCAGGTATGCAACAACTAAGCGCATGTCGTCGGCGTTGACTGTCCACGCCGGTACGCCGGCGTCTAGCGCGAGCCCGAGCCCGTCCGGGCGGTCTAGTAGCGTGCTGATGTAGTAGCGGCTCGCGAATTGTCCGCGCGGTGTGTGCATATGCGCGCGATCGTAGAATTCGATCATCGGTTTGTCGTTGTTAATCAGGCAATCGCCGAGCCCGTAAGCATCGCCCGTGCGAACGATGCGGACGTTAAAACGTGAGAGTGTGAGCATGTCAGTCTCCAGTTAGCGCGCTGCACCGCGCAGCGCATGAACAGCATCTTGCCACAACATTTGTGGCAGTGCAAGCGATTTGCATGACCCATTGAGAGATGGGTCGCGCTGGGTTTAGATGGGGTCATGGTAAAGGCGCCGATTTTCATAGGGCGATGGGTCAAATGGGTTATTGGTTTATAACTTTTAATCAAAAAATGATTTTGTTTTATAGGTGAAACGGTAACGGCTAGACCGCTGGGGACGCGCCCGCAAACGCTGGCGCCAAAAAAAATGTCATGACCCATTGACCCATTTGACCCATGCCGACCCCGTTTGGCCCGCGTAAACGCAAGTTGCAACTCAAAAGGTCATGACCCATTTGACCCATTACCGATTCGACTTTGAAGGGTCATGACCCATTTGACCCATCAAACGCAACGACCGATACCCGATACCCGTGACCCATTTGACCCATTGACCGCATCAATTGACCTTGCCGACCGTGACCCATGTGACCCATAGCCCATTGCCCAGGGTAGCGTGACGTTATAACGTAACATCCGTGTGACGTGATAACATAACGCTGGCAGCTCGGGGCCGCGTGGCGAGAGCCCCCGGTGGGGGCCGGCGACCGGGCCGGTCAAAAACGGAGGGGTCGCACAAATTTTTTTGCAAAATGCTATAATTATTTGCAACACTATTTGCAGCACATCATCTGGCCATGACCTTCCAATCCTTGCCGCTTACCGCGCGCAAACTAGAGGCGACCGAGGCGCGCTTGCAGCGCATCTACGAGGCTGCCAAGTTGGGTCTAAAAGGTGACTCGCTGGCGTTGAAGGCTGGCATGTTGCCGACCGAGTATCGGCGTCTGTGCGAGATGGACCCCATCGCCGAAATGGCAGAACAGAAGGGACGCGCTGACGCAGAAGGGGCGCTTGCGGCTGTTATGATGGACGCCGCGCTTTCCGGCGACACCAAAGCGGCGCTGGAGATCCTGCGCCATCGGCACGATTGGGTAGCTAAGCAGCAAGTGCAGATCGACGTAGCGCAGCAGATCAGCGTAATATCGGCGCTTGAGAAAGCAGAGCAGCGCGTCATCGACGTGCAGGTAACAGAGCGACTGGAGCCAACACTTGCAACAGCCGATTTACAACGCCTCTGATGAAATGCTCTTGATGACGCGGCTCTGGCAGCCGCGCATCAAAGACGACCCGGAAGCGTTTGTAAACTTTGCGTTCCCGTGGGGGCAACACGGCACGCCACTGGCCAACTACAAAGGCCCGCGCAAGTGGCAGCGTCAGGTGCTGCGGAAGATCACGCAACACATCAAAGACAACAGTGGGCGGGTTGATTACAACGTCTTGCGGTCTGCGGTCGCGTCAGGCCGGGGAATCGGTAAGTCTGCGTTAGTCAGTTGGCTTGTGCTGTGGATGCTCTCCACGCGCATAGGATCCACGACGATCGTGTCAGCCAACAGTGAGGCGCAGCTCCGGTCAATCACCTGGTCAGAGATCACCAAGTGGCTGGCGATGATGATCAACAGCCATTGGTTTGAGATCAGCGCAACCAAGGTCGCGCCGGCTAAGTGGCTGGCGGAGATCGTCGAGCGGGACTTAAAGAAAGGCACGCGCTTCTGGTCCATCGAGGGGCGTCTATGGTCGGAAGAGAACCCGGACGCTTACGCCGGTCTGCACAACCTGGACGGCGTGTGTTTGATCTTCGATGAGGCGTCAGGTATTCCAGACTCGATCTGGCAGGTGGCCGCTGGTTTCTTCACAGAAAACACGCCGCACAGGTTTTGGTTTGCTTTCTCCAATCCGCGCCGCAATCAAGGCTACTTCTTTGAGTGCTTTAACTCTAAGCGCGACTTCTGGTCGACAGAAAACATCGACGCCCGCGACGTTGAGGACACCGACAAGCAGGTCTACGAGCAGATCATCGCGGAGTACGGCGAAGACTCAATACAGGCCAAGGTCGAGGTGTACGGCGAATTCCCCAGCGCGGGCGACGACCAGTTCATCGGACCCGCGCTGGTCGATCAGGCGTTTGGCCGACCCAAGCACAAAGACGAGACAGCGCCAATTGTGATCGGCATCGACCCAGCCAGGTCGGGCGGTGACTCAACGGTCATCGCGGTGCGCCAAGGGCGTGACATTATTGCGATTAAGCGGTACCGGGGCGATGATACGATGACGACTGTGGGGCACGTCATCGACGCGATCGAGGAATACAAACCGACGCTGACGGTGATTGACGAGGGTGGGTTGGGGTACGGCATACTTGACCGGCTGGTCGAACAGCGGTATAAGGTGCGTGGGGTCAACTTTGGCTGGAAAGCCAAGAACCAAGTGATGTGGGGTAACAAGCGCGCTGAGCTGTGGGGTGCGCTGCGGGACTGGTTAAGAACCGCGTCGATCGCGCCAGACAGGCAACTGAAGGCGGATCTGACCGGGCCTAAGACCAAACCCGACTCAAGCGGTACGATCTTCTTGGAGAGCAAGAAGGATATGAAAGCCAGGGGTCTAGCTTCTCCTGACGCCGCCGATGCGATCGCGGTGACGTTTGCATTTCCAGTCGCCTCCCGCGAGCCCCGCGCAGCCACGCCCCGTCGCCACTACAGCGACCGCACCGCAGGCGCAACCGGCTGGATGGGCGCATGACCAAGAAGTCTGTCAGCCTGTCAGTGGGACGCGGCGAGAAACGCCCCACCAGCCAAGGCGCTGGGCTGACGGCCAAGGGGCGTGAGAAATACAACCGCGCGACCGGCAGCAACCTCAAAGCGCCTGCGCCTAGCCCCAAGACAGAAGCAGACAAGGGGCGCAAGGCGAGCTTTTGTGCACGCATGGGCGGGGTAGCCGCCAAGGCCAAAGATGGCGAACGCGCCAAAGCGGCGCTCAAACGATGGAAGTGCTGATATGAAACCAGGTCTTTACAGTAACATCAACGCCAAACGCGAGCGCATCAAAGCCGGATCGGGCGAAAAGATGCGCAAACCTGGCGCTCCGGGCGCACCCACTGCCAAAGCGTTCAAAGAGAGCGCTAAAACAGCCAAGAAGAAATAGCCATGCCACTCGTCAAGTCGCCCAGCAAAGCCGCCTTTCGCAAGAACGTAGCGGCTGAAGTCAAGGCCGGTAAGCCCGTAAAACAGGCTGTGGCCATTGCGTACTCCACCAAACGGCAAGCCGCCAAGAAGAAATAATGGCCTACGACCCGACAGGCATCATTGGCGCGGCAGAAGTCTCGGATGTAGGCGGCGCGCCGGACAAGGACACTGCGCATAAGCTGTCGCAGATGCGCAGTCGCTTCAAGATGGCGGTGGCCGCGTACAGCGACACGCGAGAAGATCAGTTGGACGACCTGCGGTT